TAGAGGCAGTAACCATCCCACCACGGTCGGAGCGGTAGACACGAGGCTCCTCAATCGTCAGGACAGCGCCGTCAATTTCCGTAGTGCTGCCATCTGCTGAAGCAGCGGTTAAAGCAAACTCATTGACCCCGGCAGTTGTCTCGTCAGTGACCGTTAGCAAGTAGCCATCGCCATCGGCCACAATAGATGCGGTGTCGTGATTTGATGTCCCAACAGAAACAGACGAGAGATTAAACCAAGTCGAAACTCCTGCCGTAATGAAACGAACCCAATCGTGATTGCTGGACGACACCTTGACCTTGGCAGTGATCGGGCCTGTGGGGTAAGAAACGCTGTCGGCTATTGACGAGTTTGTTGTGGAGAATGTGGCCGTGCTTCCAGAAACAGAAACATTTATTTGTGTGGCCCATGCGCTAAGGTCGGTAGAGTTGGGAAAAAGGTTATGCAAAGACCACTTGCGGAGGCCAGTCATCGTCGCATTGGACGTGGCCGAGTGGGTGATGGCAGAGGAGAAGGATCCGGCACTAGTCTTTGTTCGATACAAATTTTTTTCGAAATCTAAAACAAATTTTGGATCAATACCATTGATAGCATAGTCGGAATAATACGGATATCTATTCCACGCAAACCAATCGGGATCCAATTTATCACGAAACGTTTTGCTTATTTCGCCGCGAGTTTCAACAGTTTCTCCAATATGTCTACATTTAACATAAACAGCATGATCTTTATAAACTCTTATACCATATTTTTGTTTTAGCCACAAATCTCTAGTAGCGGCGGGACGGGGCCCGGGATCTGGGGGATCGTTATCATATTCCCACACATCATCATTTGGAACAGGTTTCCATGCCATGTTTATATTTCCTCATCTCTCTTATCTACACTTCGGATCGTGACGATCTTCGCGAACAGTATTATTTATATTAAGATTTTGTACCGATGATTAAATTCTACAATAAATAAAGATAGATCAATTTAGGGGAATATTATGAAAACCACACATAAGCTTTAAGAAGAAAAACAATCAATAGAAAAACTACTTTATGACCCTAGTAGAGTATTTTTCATTTTAGTTTTATTCTCCATTGAATATTTATTTCTCATTATGTGAAGCGGGCCCGTTCTGTTTTGTATAGTATTTTGGTGAGCCAAGCCAAAATTCGTATAAATAGAAGTGTAGTTCACGGGATATATGGTAGTCTCCCCAACTACTCTAGAAAACAAAAGGAGTTTCCAGCATGACTATTTATCATAAACATCATATTATTCCTAAACATGCCGGTGGTACCGATGATCCGTCTAATATTATCCAGTTGACTATTGAAGAACACGCAGAGGCTCATAGACAACTATATTTAAAGTATGGTAGATGGCAAGATAATTTGGCATGGTTAGGTTTATCGAAAAATATTGGCAATGATGAAATAATAAAAATAAAACAAATAGAGGGTGGAAAATATATTTCCAAAAAATATCCAGAACGGGCAAGTGCTGGCGGTAAAGCTTTATGGTCAAAACCTGGAATGCGTGAGCATCTTATTCAAAAGAGAAAGGAACAATCCGCAACTGGTAATAATCCAATGCAAGGTAAAAAACAAAAACGTGTTTGCTGCTTATTTTGCAAAAAAGAAACCGCTTTCAATACCCTCCGTAGTAATCATAAAAATTGTAAGTGATGGGATTCTGTTCCAAGGCTCCCATCGGCCCGTGAAAATCAAGCAGCTAGTGCAAGAGTTTCAGGTTTTGCATTTGTGTTTGCATTTAGTTTAGTTAAGTCTATTACGCGACTCATCCGGTAAACTCCACTTCACTTTCACACCTGTCGATCCCGATCTGCCCCATCAACAATATTCTTTTTAGCATGAAAGTTCAACCCTGGGTTCTTGGCTTTTTTGCCTTGACCTCTTATCCAACCATCTGGAATTTCCTGACCTTCTTTGAAGCAACCTTTTTCTGTTGGATCATTGGGGTTGTGATACCACCTAGTTCCGCCTGTTCCAACTGGCTTGTAATTACCGCCTTGAGCATGTTTCTTGTATTTTCCACGCTTTTTTCCAAGTTGATTTTTAGAGCTTTTTTTACCTGCTTGACTTAGCATTTCTTTGACTAACTCTTCTCTAGTCATAAGTCCAGCTAAACCTTGCCAAGCTAAGTAGTCTTCCCATCTACCATGTTCTTCGTATAGTTTCCTATGCGCTTCTGCATGTTCTTCAACGGTAAGTTCTACCAAATTGCTTTCTTCGTCAGTTCCTCCCATATGCTTAGGTATAATATGGTGTTTATGTTTCATGCTAGTCCCTCTTATCTATCCTATTTTATTTATACGAAATAGGATAGATATTCAGAACTTTTTCAAAAATATTCTTGGTGGAGCAGGGGAGAATTGAACTCCCGTCCAGAATGTGTCCACGTTGCTTCAACGCTTACAAGTTATATATAATAACTATTTTTACGATTTAAACCCCTAAAGAAAAAAAATTGAACTCCAGAGTGAAATAATTACAATAACCCAAAAACATGTTTCACTTGTAGTCATTCGCATATTACTATCCTTTATAGATTATTATCATGAATATATAATTGAATTACTGCATAATGCAAAATTTTCATTAAATCTTTTCTTGCATCATCGCGAGTGCCTTTATTACCATAACGATTAGAATACTTGTCAACATTACCCATACAGAAACCAGTTCCATGACCTCGGTCAATAATGACTTCTGTTGATTGCATTTTATTTTTAGCATAATGCGCATCATATGTGGTATCAATATATTTTTGTAGTTCTTGAATATATTGATTTTCATTAAATTTATAATCTATTTTGTTTTTCAAACCCAAGTTCCTGTCCATGTATAAAAAATATGTTTACCAAGTTTTACGGATCGTGTCATGCTTTTATGTCGTGACCATTTAGGCTTTACATAACTGGCATGATAAAAAACAGCACCATGTGTTGGATCATCATCATCTTCTCCAGTATATACAAGAGTTGCTATTTCATAAGCCAAATCATATGCACTTCTGTTTCTTGCTCGATCTGATTTTCCATCTATTGTCCAAGAGAACTGTGACTTTTGCCAAACAACCGAACATACACTATTTGGAAAATATTCGTGATTCGCTCTATTGATTGTAACATGTGCTACTGCTCTTTGACCTGTAATGTTTTCTCCTCGTGCTTCATGATATACATTTAAAGCTAAACAACGAATTTGTTCTTCATCATATTCAGTTAACTTGACTACATTAGCCACATTATCCACTGGTAGATTTGTAGTATTGTCCCTATGACTAGGATCGAGATAATTATCCATGATAGTAGTATCATTAATATTTGATAGAACGATTTCATTGTCTACGTTTTCAATTGGATGATTTTGATACTCAGTGTATCCACAAAAAAGCATGGCACCAAGCACACCTAATGACATTCCTGCCCCTAGTTTTTCTAGTAGTTTCATTTTCTGCCTCATGTATAGTTAATTCTACCACATGTGCATAACGATGTAAACCTATTTATTCATTTAAAAGTATATTATTTTCCTCTAGCTTTTTGATACCAAGAGCCCAGTTCTCAGCAGCATCTTCGACATAACGAATTGAGTTATTAGGAAACTCTTCAGTATAGAACACTTTATTATTATTGTCGAAGTATTTGATATATGCTAACTCTTCTCGAAAATCATAATAAACTTCAGCATAACCTTTATTATCGTCGCTATAATATGTAGAAAGTTTTTTACTCATTGTTGATGAACTCCTTTGTGAGAGGAAAAATATGACTTATTGCTTTGCTACCTCCTTGTTTTCTTTTTTTTCCTTCTTTGCTATTGATAGATATATATTCCCATTCATTTTTGTCTCCGATTTGATTGTGATAGACTTCTTTTGGAATCTGTGTCACCCTTCCATTTTTATCGCGACACGTCACACCACCAGCAAGATTGTGTTTTCCTTCTTTGATTAGTTTTGCTTGTCTAGCCTTGGCAGCTTCAGGATCAAAGAAAGAGTTTGTACCTTCTTCATACATCCTTTGATTTAGTTTCTTTCTAACAACTTTTCCTTCTTCGGTTTTGTAGAAGTTTTTTGATTTCCATTCATCGTCTCTAAGCATAGTTTGAAAGTTGTGTGTTCCTTGTTGTAACAATTTACGAGCACTAGCCTTCCCAGCTTTTTTAGCGGTCTCTCTAATAGTTTCAGGTTTTGTTTTCATGCGCCCTGCTATGAGAAAGGCAGCACCATAATCACCTTGTTCGTAATGGATGTTGTAATGTTCTTGAATAGAAACACACATAAGATTTTCAAGACTGTCATCTGTTGGATCACCATTGATGTGGTGTATTTCATAAGTTCTTCCATCAGAATCTACAGGAATAGGGCCGTTTGCCTGTTCCCAAATCTTACGGTGTTGTGAATAAATAGAATGTGCTGTCATGGAATAACCTCCTTTATGATAGAGTAAGTGGGACTGCCATCCGCGACTTACATTCTATTTATTTCTATTTTACAACAAATTCATCAACCATTGGAAAGATTTTAGAGATTGCTTCAGCGATTACTCGGGAAACCTCACGATGTTCTTTCTGAGTTTCTGGGCCTGAACGAAGTTCAATGTAATGAACCCAACTACGAATAGTACCATTCATAAAAAGTCTTGACTTTGTATTACCTTCCGGAAGGACTGCTCTTGCTTGTTCCTTTGCAATGCCATTCATAATAGCCCATTGATATGCATTTTTAGAATGGTTAATTACGTTTTGTTGTAACTCGTTCCATTGTTGTTGTAGTTTTTCATCTTCAGTTTCGATACTATTTTGACGATTTTTAGTATCCTGCAAGCGTGCTTCTCTGAGTACAAATGTGTCATCCATATCTTGTGGATTAGCATAACGTTGAGAAAACTCTTGAAATGAAAAACTACGATGACGAAGAATTTGTCTTGCAATATCTCTTGTTGTTTCAATACCAAGAGTTGCAGAAACCATTTCTAATGGGCTCCAATGCTTGTGTTTAATGAGATATCGAATAAGTTTTTTGCCTGTTTCAGTATTAAATTCATTTGCTGGATTTGATACTCTTGCACAATAAGCTATCAAATCCTCAGCCGTTTCTAGACCTTCATGTAAAAGATCATAAGAAGGCATAGGCTGAACTGCTAACCAGACTCTCATGAAATATCATACTCCGATGCCAAAGCATTATTTTTTTTCTTTGAACTAAAATTCTGTTTAAAATGCAAATTACCTTCAACTCTAATAAAAGGTTTATCTGTTTCTGTTTTATTAGGGTTTTCAATTGTAACCATTGTGCGTTTACCAGCACGATGTGCTTTCAATTGATTAATCAATCTTTCAGGAGATTTTAAATAATCACGTCTCATAGCTTTTCGTATATCTTTACTTACATTACTGTGCACACCAGCACTTACGTTTCCCTTTGATTTACCACCCTTTTTAGCCATTATAATTCTCCTTATATTTCAATATTACGCCAACTATGAAGAATAGATGATCCACCGAGTATTTTATTTTTCATGATTTCTCTTTTCATTTGAGATCTCTTTTCTTTTTGCATACGACGCTTCTCGGCTCTTAAACGTTGACGAGTAATTTTACCAATTCCTATGCTTGGATTCATGCTCTGAATTTCATTTAGTGTTTCAAGAAGATCTGTCATAGTTTAAAATCCTTAAATCTGTCATTCATTTCTGTTTTTTCAAAAACCGGTGTATCATCTATGAGAGTCTGTTGACTATTCGCTACATCATATAATCTCATTTTTGATCGATCAATACCAAGAATAAATCTTTTGTTTGTCACTACATCATTATATCTATTCTTCAATTGCTTGACTGCTACCTGACCTTGTTGTTCAAGTTCTTCAGTGGAAACAATAGCAAACATTAAGTCCGCTGTCGCGGGTAGTCCAAAAGACTCGGACGTATCTTCAAGACCGACATCCGAGTTACCATAACCAGATCTAGTAGTTTGAGTTGCAGATACGAGCGGAACGTCAAATTCGACCGCTAATCCACGAAGTTCTTCTGCAATCGCTTTAATATAGTTATAGGAATTAATTGATCCTCCCATGCCTTTCATGCGTGACGAAGCACAAATATTCAAATAGTCAATAAAGATAATACTGGGTTGAAAGTTCTTCTTTAACTTAAGTTCATTCAGAAGTGCTCGAAAATTACCAGAATGTGCAGAACCGGTTGGATATTCTTTGACAATTAGTTTTCCGGTCGTGGTCTTCTTGATCTTCGAGATTTTATCCGAGAACATTGTTTTATTCAGATTTTCGAGCTGATCAATTGGAACATCCATTAGATTAGCATCGATACGTTCAGCGATTCTCTCCTCTGCCATTTCCATTGTTATATATAGAACGTTATAGCCCGTGGTCAAACATGATGCAGCCATATGGCACATAGCCAAAGATTTTCCCACACCTGTGCCCGCGAGAATAATATTCAGTGTCTTGTTTGGTAGACCACCATTCGTAATCTTATTCAACATTTCAAGATCAAATGGAATGCGTTCTTCATCTCTATGATAGAACTCCCATCGATCTGAAAAGTTTTCAATATAATCATGACCAATATTTGCATCGAAAGAAACACCAAGCGCTTTACTCAAAATTTCAGGCAATGCATTTTTTGTAAGCGATTGATGTTTCCCATCGATAATCGAGATTGACTCCATTACTGCGTTATAGAGTGCTCGATCTTGGCACCACTTTTCAGTGGTATTCAATAACCATTCATCATCTACAGGATCTTTTAAAAACAAGTTTGGAAGAATTTCAATCGCATGATTATAGAATTCTTCTGACCAGTCAGTATCATCAATTTGAACTTTAAATGCTTCAAGAGTTGGCAAGCGATTATATTTTGCAACATATTTACCAATCTCAAGATATAGACTTTTATACGTACCCTCAAAATATTCGGGCTTAATAAAAGGTAAAACCTTTCGAGTATATTGTTCGTTGACAAGAAGATTACGAAGAATCGTTTGTTCAACATTTGTATTAATCATTTACCCTCCACGGATTTTTCTAATATAGAAGATAGTATCATACCGGCATACTCTTGTAAATCAGTATCTTCATCTGGATCAATATTTCCTAGAGGTGTTGATATAATACTAAAATCATATGTCAAATGTTCACCACCATCCGCAACTTTAAGTTTACCGAATTCAATAACTGTTTCGATATAATAACCATCAAGAATACGAACATGCCAATTATTTTCATCTGCTGGAATAAACTCATAGTGTGTATTTTCTAAAAGCATTTTATTCAATAAGACTACTCCATTTTTTGAGTTTTTTCATCTTGGCGTCGGCGCGTTTCTGAATATCATCTTCACTTATAATATTATGTTTTATCATAAGTTGTAACATACACAGAACATCACCTGTTTCCTCTGTAAGTTTTTCAAGGATATTATCATCAATTTCTTTAATAGTTTTAAATTTACGGATGGTTTTACTACAGACTTGTGTGAGTTCACCACACTCCTCCATAGTAATTACCATCAATTCTTGTAACTTATTCATTTTCTACAATCTCGTCCATATCAACCATAGATTGATGTCCAATCGAATATTGCTTCTGAATAAAATCTTTGAAGTCAGTATTATCTATGATCGGTCGCCAGAACTCTTCAGTAAGCGTATCTTTTTGTCTGTATTTTTGACCAATAACTTCGCCTGTCTTAGAATCAACTTGCTGGTACCAGCCCGCCGACGGTTTCGTGACATAGGAACCAGCCATAGCAACTTCAAGCAGACCTGACCAAGTTTGTACTCCACCCTCCCAAGATACAGAGATAGGTATTTTAGACTTTTCTTTAACATAGCGCGATTTCTCCACATTGATCACAAAATCGTATCCAGTAACTTCGGTTCCAGTTTTATTTTGACGACGACCAATGATCCAAATATCCGACGCGGAATAATATATTCCTGTTCCGCCGCTGACGATATCTTTTGGAAACAAGCCGATCTCTTTATATGTATGATTTACCGCAATCATTGGAATATTTTTCATAGCAAGATAAGGTGTTGCCATACGGAACAAGCCTTTCAGTGCTTTTGCTCGTGACATATCAGCCACAGACTTTTCATTCATAGCATCTTCGAGTTCTTTCTTTGATGCAAGATTACCAATTGAGTCAATGACAATAATGACTTGATCATCACGATCCAGAGCCTCAAGTTGTCCAATCATATCGAACTTGAGTTCTTCTACATTTGTAATTGGTGTATGAAGTACTCGACTTGTATCGATATTGAATTGTTTAAAGTAAGTTTCTGGCGAGCCAAACTCTGAATCATAGAAAAGCAAGACTGCGTCAGGATATTTCTCCATGTATGCTCCAGCCATAAGCAAAGCAAATGAAGTTTTAAAATGTTTGGATGGACCCGCTAAGACTGTGAGTCCGGGTGTAAGTCCGCCATCCACGGAACCAGATAGAGCCACATTAATCATCGGTACCGATGTTGGGATCATATCTTTTTGATTAAAAAATTTAGACTCAGAAAGAACTTCAGTCGCTTTTAGCTTTGAGTTCTTTTTGAGCTTATCCATAATTGATGCCATAAAATGCTCCTGAAATTTTGTATAGAATAATTATACCATAGTGAAGCAGAGATGAACACTAGAAAAAATCTTCAAGTGTCATCTTCTCTTTTTCAGACCAGAATGTCTGAGATTTATTATCTTGAATAGCAAATGAAGAACCAATCATTTCAATATTATCATTTAAAAAGTCTTTTACATTCTCTGCCATATCGGCTGCAGTTGTGACCGGTACATTCTGACAAATCATATTTAAGTTCTTAATACCACCAACTAATTGAAAATCCTTTGGCATTTTCATAATATCAAGACATTCACGCACTGTGAGATACCTGTCGGCATCTGGATGTGTAATCATATAAGGCATATGACCCACGAAGGCACCAATGTAATCTTTTGGTATCTCAGTGGTCTTTCTCATAATGTTTCCACCAGCAGCGAGCTTCTTTCCCATGCGTTCAGCTTTCTCAGCATGTTTATCATAGCTTTCAGATCTGAGCCACTTAGCCATGTCGTGATACTTTGCACTTGTGTTATCTTCAAAATAATGAAGAACGTTTGTAGTCTTTTCAATGAATTGAAAAAAGTTAGTATGAGACATACCTTCGTGCATAACTTCTAACACATAACGATAGAAAGGATTCTCGGTTGGTCTTTCCTTTTGAACTATGATCTGAGACATTGGATCATCGTCATTACGGGCTGAAGAACGAATCTGGTCTTCAATTCGAGTATATGAACGATTATAGTATTTAAACTTTGGAACACCATTACCTTTCCAAAAGAAATAAAACGATCGATCACGAATCTGACTCAATCCATGTAAAATGGATTTTGTTTTATACAGCGAAAGAGTGTATCCATTTCGTTTTCCAATTTCTCGTAGTTTTTCTACAACCGGTTCACCCATTTTACTCGCAAGACGTGGTGCATTCTCACCCCAAAAAACACGAGGTTGAATAGTCTCAAGAACATATTCAGCTGATTTAATCATCCAATCATTTGTTGGACTATTTGAATTTGAGCTTACACTCAATGAAGATAAACCAGCACAAGGGCAAGTGCTACTGATCACATCCACTCTATGAATATTAGGAACCCTTTGATCAACAAGATAATAAGGAATATCGTTCCCGTAATAATTAAGAAGTTGATTATCATTAGACTGAAAATCCGTATATGATAATAGGTAATCTGGCTTACTCTTAAAGCACATATCCATACCTAGTGTTTGGCCACCTATAAGAGGCACAATACTAGCGTATTTAATTGTCATTATGTTTACTCCTGATGTGTCTTGTTAAATTACCTTTATTTGATTCAAAATCACAATAAGGACATTTATGGAGTTTATGAATTCCGCTTAAAGCTTTTTGTTTTTTTATTTAACCATAATTTACATTCTGCTCCTTTTCTCTATCATCTTTTTCATATCCTCGACGATAGTTATTATTCTCTTCAATTACCTTATCAAGCACAGTGAAGTCTTGAGCAAAGTGAGAAAAGGCTGCAGTGTCTTTTGGAAAGCATGCACCACCATATCCGCGCTTACCATCAAAACCCGGAACACGAGTATGAGAAGAACCAATACGAGGATCTGTACTGATAGCATTAATAATTTTTGTAAAGTTACCACCAAAATTTTTAACCACATCAAAGAACTGATTGAACCATAGAACTTTCGAAGCAAGGAAGCAGTTAATACCATATTTTACAAACGATGCATCTGAAGCTGACATATGATAAACGGGACAAGGCTTACACAGACTATACTCTTCATAATAGTGTTCAAGCTTTTCAGTGAATGGACGATCACCTCCCAAGATATGCATTTTAGGATTAACAAAATCTTCATTTGCATTCTTTTCTGTCAAGAATTCTGGATTGTAAATTACTCGATTATTTAGTCTATTTATTGTTAAATGTTCAGTAATATCTGGAGTAATAGTCGATTTAATTACAATTAATCCAGTAACATTCTCTTTAAGATAAGACACAGTATCTTTCACAATTGACGCATCAACTGCTCCATTTGTATGCATTGGAGTTGGTACGCAAACAAAACAAATATCAATATCTTTATCAACTAAATCTTGAATCTTTAGTCCATTTTCATATTGTGGATCTACAATAAACTTTTCTACGCGTGGATCAGAAAAACCATAGTCTACAGCTTTACCTACAAATCCATGTCCAATAATAGCTAATTTCATTAATTCACCTTATAATAATCTTTGAACCATTCTACGAATTTAGCGATACCAACAGACACTGGTGTTGTTGGTTTATATCCAAGAGCTTGTAGTTTAGTTGTGTCTGACCAAGTCTCTGCAACATCGGCCGGATGCTTTGGTACAAAATCATGAATTGACTCACGTCCAAGGTTCTTTTCAATCTCTTTGACAAAATCCATGAGCTGTACTTGATCACCATAGCCAATATTATATATTTCATGATACGTATCAGTATCACTCATCAGTTTATTCACCACGATCTCAACACCATTAATGATGTCATCAACATATGTAAAGTCACGTTTCATATCACCGTAGTTATAAAGAGTCAAAGGCGTACCTTCAACAATGCCCTTTGTGAATTTGAAAAGAGCCATGTCTGGTCGACCCCATGGGCCATAAACTGTGAAGAAACGAAGACCAGCTGATCGTGGCACATTAGAGTGTCCAAATTGACATTCATTTACACGCTTTGACCAGCCATATGGATTGTTCTGAATGTCGGGCCGGTCATGCTCGTTCCAGGGTAAGGGTTGACCATGCATAACACATGAGCTCGATGCATATACGACCGGGATGCCTTCAGCTTCACATACTTCAATAATACGCTGTGTACCAGTAATATTTGTATCGATATAAGGCTGTGGTTCTTCAAGAGCATGTCGTGGATTCGCATAAGCAGCAAGATGTAGAACTACTTCTACGTCATCAAAAAAGCCCGGAGAGGTACGAACATGTTGAAATTTTTGAATGTCCAACCGCATGATTGGAATATTGTATTGTTCTTGAAGAATATCAGCTCGATCTTCTTTGAGTTGTGGATCGTAATAATTATTAAAGTTGTCTACACCGACAACATTCCATCCTTGTTCTGCAAATCGTTTTGCTGCATGGAATCCAATCATGCCTGAAATGCCAGTAATTAGTATTTTCATATAAAGAATTCCTCTAATCCTATTGGTTGGTTTTCAGTAGTATTGATAGCAAGATCAATGATTTCTTTTACAACTTTTTCTCCATCAGAGTGTTGCTTCCAGAATTCAAATGCCATCTCTCTCCAATCATCTCTCATAGCAGGATCATTTTTGAGTTGAGTCATAATCTTTTGGCACTCATCAAAGTTAGTATAGTCAACACCAATTGTGCCAGTATCTTTGCATTGACTAATAGGTTTACCCTGTACTTTATGTATGACATTATCACAGAAGTGTTTATGGAACAACGGAACAGTACCAGATGCAATGCATTCGGCATGACAATTCTCAATGTTGTCACCATAAGTTTCTGCTTTTAAGTGGTACAGGTCAGAACCAAAAGCAGAACGGGCCATACGTTCCATTGCTTCTGTGTTTATATATTGAGGATACAAGTATGCACCTTTGCCTGTTTCTTCTTTACCATACAGGTCAGGCGTAAACTTGACTTCATTGAATTTCTTTTCTGGTCGGAAATAGTTTTCAACCAAGCGACGATCGACAGGATTCTCTTCTTTATTATCACGATAAAGAACAAGAGGATACTGGATCGATGCTTCAAGGCCCTCCAAAACACTAATGAATCCATTCTCCATCAGTGCATCCTGATGAAAGTCAATCATCAGGCTAGGACCTTTCCACATAGCAGTACGGCCAATCCAACGAACCATGTTGTGTTGTTGTTCTTCGATTGGCAACCAGTACTTTGCTCGGTGGCCATCATAGTCAAATCCAAGACCCATCTTTGTCAATGGTGTTTTAATTTTATTCTTTGACATAAACTTTGAAAAATCATTCTCCAAGCTATGAGTCATGATTACGTCTACGTTTTCACAAACTTCTTTTAAGTTTGCATTACGAGCAATTGATGCTGCTTTATGGTCTACATTAATAAATGCTTTACGTACATTTAATTTTTGTAGGAATGGAATAAAATTATCCTGACAATCTTGGGAGTGTCCTTTTGATGGCACCGAATAAATTACAACTAAGTCGTACTGTTCATTCAGTGTGTTAGCTGTTTGTTCCCATTGAGTACCCATATTGAATTCTGTTTGTTCAATATCAAGTCCTTTAGCTCTACCCCATTTCTTATCGTTTGCTGAATAGATATGCGCCTTTGTTACCTTTTGCATTTGGATAGCACATTGAGTCACGCCACAACCTTCAGTGCCCCGGCCTAAGACGATAGCAATTCTAGTCATTTAAAAAATCCTTACATTCATTAAGTGTGTGATGTACGTATTTATGATCGTTTAATTTCCTGTTTCGAGGAGACGGATGAGGCAAGACAAAGTGATTATCAAACCCTAAACGGCGAATATAATTCGATACCATCGTTCCCCATGTGACTATCTTATCATATCCTTCAAGACTTGTACACAGTAAATTGTGGTCGAATGTTTGAAACTTAAAATCCCAGTTTTCATCAAAAGATAGATTCGTAAAAGAAACTCGCTCTATCTCTAAGAAATCGAGCCAAGTATGAAATCTCTTATAAGCAGAACCTTTTGACTTACTCACTTTTACTTTCGATGGATTCATTCCAACAAAGATTATATTTTTGTGAATTCCCATTGTACACCAGCTTCACTAAACATTACTGAGGAAAATTTCCATGATTCTTTCCATGTTTCATTAAATGCACTTTCAGTTGGCATGACTACACGTTTAATGCCAACTTGAATAACACCTTTAGCGCATTCAGAACAGACTGGCAAACCCGTCACATAAAGTGTGGCTCCATCAAGAGATGTACCATTATATGTAGCATTATAAATTAAGTTCTGTTCAGCATGAACAATAAACTTATATTTTGTTTCTCGATTATTGTATCGATCATCTCTGTCTTTAATGCCACGACAAAAGCCGTTGTATCC